CGGATCCGGAACAGGTCACGTGGGCACTGGCCAAGGCCCAGGTGCACGCGACGCTCGCACTCGCCGCCGCCACCGCGCTCGGCCCACACGAATACCCGACCTATAGCCGATCGGACACGTCCGGCTGGCTCGAGGCGGCATCCTGATGTGGAGCCCGCTGTCGCGGCGGTTCCCGCGCGACGCCAAGGCCGCCGGCGCCGAGTTCGGCATCGTACCCGAACCGGCCGAGCTCGAGTCCGCGCCGACAGACCCCGCACTGTCGCCGATCATCAGCCTGAACGCGCCAAGCGGCCTCGAACTCGCCGTGCATGAAGCGCTGGCTGCCGCGCCGCGGATGCCCGGGTACGACGACATCGTCCTGGGCGACGCCGCCGACGCCGCCCCACAGAAGCCTGCGGGCGCGCACCAGCTGGCCGGCCGCTGGCAGCCGGACGCCGAGCCGGACGCGCCCGACGAGGCGCCCCCCGGACGCATAGCGGCGTGCATCGCCGACCGGCACCTGATCCACGCCATCGCCGCCGACCGCCGACGGCTCGAGCACGTCAACGACCGGCTGCGCGCGAGGATCGCCGAGCTCGAGAAGCGCGTGGCCGAACGGGGCGAGCACGAGCTGACCGCCGAGATCCTGCGCGCGCACCTGCAAGATGCGCACCAGCGCATCGGGGAGCTGGAGCTGGTGCGCGACAGCCTCGCCACCATCGCCGCCGGAAACGTGCCGCCGACCCGGCCGCGGTCCGCGCAGAGGGCAGGCGCCTGATGGGCGCCCGACTTCTCCACGCACCCACCGCCGAGCGGCTCGCCGCCCTCGCCGGCCTCGCGCGGGCCGAACGCGCACGCCGCGGCGTCTCCCAGCGGCAGGCCGCCGAACAGATGGGACTGCCGGCCAGCACGCTGTGCCGCTTCGAAAGGGGCCAGCTGCCGGATGTGGCGAACTTCCTGGCGATCCTCGCGTGGATGGACGTCCCCCTGGCGCCGCTGCTCGGCAAAGGCCAGGGCGCGACGCTCGACGCCTACCGGCGCGGCTGGGAGGACTGCGCCGCCTCGGTGCGCTTCGCCCTGGACCCAAAGGGGGCGCCCGGTGTCTAGACGTCCGCTGCAACCCTGTGGCACCCCGGCCGCGTACAAGCGCCACCGCGTCCGCGGCGAGCAGGCCTGCGATGCGTGCAAGGCGGCCGAAAACCGGGCGCAGCAGCAAAGGCGCGGTTACGTCGCCAAGCACGTCCCAAGGGCCCCCTTGCAGCCCTGCGGGACACGGGCGGCATATGAGCGGCACCGCACACACGGCGAGAAGCCGTGCGAGGCGTGTAAGGCCGCGAACAGCGAACGCTCACGGCAGCGGCGGATTACACAGGACGTGAACGGCTGATGCCCGGGCGCGGCCCGAACAAGGTCTACCGCAGTGACTTGTGCCGTGAGTCCGCGTGGGAAGCACTCGACGCGCTTCCCGCCGGAGTCGAGTTCACCGTCAGGGACGTGTGGCTCGGCCGGTTCGGGCTGCGCGCCCGCTGCTCCTTCCCCATGCTCTACGCGGTCGTGCGCCAGGCGCTGGGCCTCGGGTTCCTGGCCACGCCGGGTCGCGACCACACACAGCAGGGCTGCCCGCGGCTGTACCGCAGAACCAGCTGACCCACCGGACGACGAACGGGAGACGGCGTTGGCCAGGATCCGCACCATCAAGCCCGAGGGGTTCACCTCGGAGAGCCTCGCCGAGGTCAGCATCGAAGCCGAGCGCACGTTTTGGGGCATGCTCACCCAGGTCGACGACGAGGGCCGTCACCGGGACAACGCGGCGATCCTGCACGGCGCGCTGTGGGCGCTGCGTCCCCGGCACACGGTGGCGGACGTCGAAGACGATCTATGTCAGCTCGCCGGGCAGGAGCACATCTGCCGCTATTCGGCGCCGGATGGGCGCAGGTTCCTGCACATCGTCAAATTCGCCGTGCATCAGAAGGTCAGTCATCCGACACCGAGCAAACTACCGCCGTGTCCCCGCCATGACTGCAGATCACAGCCACTTCCGGAATCCTCCGGAGTTTCCTCGTCGCCTTCACTGAACTCTCACGGACCACTCCCTGAGCCCTCTGGCCCTCGCGCGCGCGCACCGGAAGTGGAAGTGGAAGTGGAAGTGGAAGTGGAAGTGGAAGTTAAAGACTCTTCGTCAACGGCTGGCGCCGCGGACGGACACAAAGCCAAGCGACGACGGCGAGGCGCCCCACCACCCGGCTTCGATGCATTCTGGGACGCCTATCCCCGCAAGGTCGCCAAAGCCGCCGCCGAGAAAGCCTGGACCCGCGCCATCGCCGCCGGAGCCGAACCGGCACTGGTCACCGAAGCCGCCCGCTTCTACGCCATGGAGCGAAAACTCCAAGATCCCCAGTTCACGAAACACCCCGCGACCTGGCTCAACGCAGGCTGCTGGGCCGACGAACCCGACCCGACGTACACCCCGCCGGCCGTCACCGGCCCCTCCGAAGCCGCCCGCCACCCGGCCCACCGCCCCGTCGCCGAAGTACTCGCCGAACAAGCCGCCTACGGCAACAGCCACCCCGCCGAATGGCCCGACCTCCAACTCGGGCTGATGCCCGATGGCTGACACATGGTTCGCCGACCAGTACCGCGCCGAACGCAAACGCAAAATCGACGAATGCACCCAGAACCGGGCCCTGGTCCTGCGCTACCCCGACATCGCCAAACGCCTGTGCGAACCCCCGTACAGCGCGGGCGACCCCGCGAACTGGACCGGATACATACCCGGGCCGCTGGGTGCCGAGAACTCCCGGGGCGTGGTGTCGATGAACAACTCGCCGGTGCGCGCGCAGCTGCTCGCGATCCTCCACGACGCCGCCCAAGCCGCAGACAACGAACGGAGACCCACGTGACAACCTTCGAACATCCCCCCCTCGACGAGGAATCCATCAACACGGTGCGCATCCCCGACGAGCCCCTCTCGGCCACCGACTCGTGGCGCAACGCCATGAAGCGCGCCCAATCCCAATGCGAGGACGTGCGACCGCGGGCCGGCCGGTGCTCGCGCACCCACGCCGGACACCACCGGCTCCACCTGTGGACCGACGGGCACGTGTACTGCAAGCAGCACTACGACGACCGCAAGCTCGGACGGCGATGACGTGACGCACCCCCCGGCCGAACTGGGCCCCCTACTCGACAACGCGGCCACCCGCCACATCCTCGACGCCAAAGACTGGGGCCCGACCGACGGCGACTGCTACGCCGCCGTCCACCTCTACCAGCTCATCCCCGTCCAGCAGCACCCGCGCCCCTGGGTCGTGCGCGTCGAATGCATCGACGGATACGAGGACCCGGTCCGCGCCTTCGACAGCCTGCGCTCGGCGCAGGCCACGTTCGAAGACGCGGCCACGCTCCTGGCAGCCTGGTACTGCGACTACGACGAGGACTGACATGACCGACCACATCCCGGCCGAACACCCGCTCGACCCCGGCGTCACCATCCGACTCCGCAACTGGCTCGACTCCGGCTACGCCGAGCCCTACGCCATCGAGACATTCCGGGACGACCTTCGCACCCTGCTCGCCGGGCATGAACGCTCCAACCACACCACCACCCGGCTCGAACACCGCGCACGCACAGCCGAGACATGCCTCGACAACTACGCCGCCGCGCTCAACGCCATCGCCGAACTCATCGACGACAGCGGCCCGAACTGCGTGGCACGCGGCCCCCTCGACGCAATCCTCACGGCCATCCCATCCGACCCGGACCCAGCCGCCAGGGCGGCAATACCGCAGGACGGCCCACAGCGCGGCCCCGGCAGCGGCGAACCCTTCGGCATCCGCATCGGACCCGAAGGCGCGATCGCCACCGGACGCTCCGAACCGACAGCCCCCGACCTCGGCGTGCGCCACAATCCCGAAGCCTGTGCCGACACCTTCCCCGACAACGAAACAGAGCAGCAGTGACCCCCGAGACCCACGCCGCACACGACAGAATCACCGCCTACCTCAACGCACGCGACACCTGCACAACCGAACGCTGCCACGACGACATCATCGCCATGCACGCCGCCAAAGACAGCACACTGCCCGCACCTGCACTCCACACCACCGACATCCGCACCCTCCTAACCGCACTCGACCCGGCCGAACCACCCATCACACACGTCCCCACCCGCAAAGCCCTCAACTACCTCGCACTACGCCGCCAACAACACCCACGTGACCCCGATCAACCCGAACCGTAGAATCGATCAAACGTCCGAACACACACTGACCTGTCGCCTTGCCACTCGCGCGGGAACGGAGTCGCCGATGGCCGCATCGCCTCTCGATTCCGAGCGCATCGCCGAAATCGTGCGGCTGGCCGGCCAAGGCCTAAGTCGTGACGAGATCGCGCGCCGTGTGGGTGTCGGGCGGGCGACAGTCACCAAGTACGCCCCGCCGGGCAGCTTCGACCGGACACACACGGCGGTCGCCGTGAAGGCGCGTCAGACGGATATGGCCGCCCGCCGCGTGCAGCTCGCGGCCGACCTGCTCTCGGACGCCGCGCGGCTGCGCGAGCAGATCTGGCAGCCCACCAAGATCTACAACTTCGGTGGCAAAGACAACACCTACAACGAGCACCAGGTAGACGAGCCGCCGTTCGACGCCAAACGCACCCTGATGCAGGCCGCAACAACCGCGATGACCGCGCACCTGCGCCTGGTCGACCACGACTCGGACGGCGGTGTGGACGCCGCGCACTCCCTGGTGCACGGGTTCATCGACGCGGTCGCCCAGGCCGCGGTCGAGCTCGGCATCCCCGAGCAGCCATAGCCGTGGCGCTGCACCTCTCCCGCAAACAGATCGAATCCATCCACCAGTCCCACGCCAGGATCAACCTGTGGCACGGCGCGGTGCGCTCCAGCAAAACCGTGGCCAGCCTGTTGCGCTGGTTCGCGTTCATCGCGGACGCGCCCCTCGGCGGAGAACTGATCATGATGGGGCGCACCCGGGAAACCATCGGCCGCAACGCCCTCGCCGTCATGCAGAACCCCCAGCTCATGGGGCGCCTCGCATCCTCGGTCAGCTACACCTTCGGCGCGCCCACAGCCACCATCATGGGGCGCCTCGTCCACGTCCTGGGCGCCAACGACACCGCCTCCGAAACGAAAATCCGCGGCCTGACCGTCGTCGGCGCCTACGTCGACGAGATCACCACCATCCCGCAGGTCACCTTCCAGCAGCTCGTCGCCCGCATGAGTGTCCTGGGCGCGAAACTGTTCGGCACCACCAATCCCGACAGCCCGGCCCACTGGCTCAAAACCGACTGGCTCGACCGCTCAGATCCCGACATCCGCTCCTGGCACTTCACTCTCGACGACAACCCCTCCCTCGACCCCGCATACGTCGCCTACCTCAAACGCCAGTACACCGGCCTGTGGTACCGCAGATTCATCCTCGGCCAATGGGTCATGGCCGAAGGCGCGATCTACGACATGTTCGACCACCAACGCCACGTCATCCCACCCGACCAGATCCCACCGATCACACGATGGCTCGTCGCCGGCGTCGACTACGGCACCACCAACCCGTTCCACGCCGTCCTGATCGGCCTGGGCACCGACAAACGCCTACACGTCACCGGCGAATGGCGCTGGGACTCCCGCCAGCAGCACCGGCAGATGACCGACGCCCAATACTCCGCCGGCATGCGCGGCTGGCTGCAGACCGCACCCATCCCGCACACCCAGCTGTTCGGCGTCCACCCCGAATACGTCGTCGTCGACCCTTCCGCCACCTCGTTCCGGGTGCAGCTGCACCAGGACGGCATGAGCAGCTGGCCGGCCGACAACGCGGTGCTCGACGGCATCCGCACCGTCGCGTCGCTGATCTCCAACGACCAGCTGCGCATCAGTGCCGCGTGCCCGCATCTGTCGGGGGAGATGACCGGCTACTCGTGGGACTCCGCCGCACAGTTGAAGGGCGAGGACAAGCCGCTGAAGGTGAACGACCACGGTCCAGACGGGCTGCGGTACGCGCTGCACACGACGGCCGCTGTGTGGCGCAACCTACTGGGGCTCGCGGCGTAACCTATTCGCATGCAGCCCATAGCACACACATTCGAAGTCCACTTGGACGGCGAACCCGCCTTCACCTTCGAAGCCGCAGCCGTCGAAGAACAGCATCCGTGGCTCGTGTTCAACGACGCCACCGGCAACATGGTCGGCATGGTCCCGATCGGCCGCGTCGTCTCCGTGCGCCGTTTCGGTGCGGTCGCCATACTCGCTCCGGCCGAGGAAGTGGCCGCGTGAGTGAATCGAACCGGCCGCAGAAGATCGCGCAGTTCAAGCCGCGCCCCCAACCGGGGGGCCTGTTGTGCTTCCTGTGCATCAACGACGCCCGCACCGCCGAAGTCCTCCACCAGGTGCCGCTGCCGATCCTGCCCGCGACGACGATCACGAACGGCATGGCGATCTGCGACGCCGAAGGCAGACACCGCATCACGGTCAAACCCCAGAGCGGGCTGATCACGCCGGACCAGAACGGCCAGCTCAACGGCTTCGGCGGCTGACATGACTCACACGCGGACCCACGTCTTCATCGGATTGGCGAATCCGCACCTGATCTGCGAGCGCTGCAGGCAACCCGTCCCTCAGTGGCACGCCGGTGAGCAATGCGGATGTGCTGATAGTGCCTGGAACGAGCCGTGTGGCTGCACGAATGGCGGCGTGACCAGCATTTGCCCTTCCTGGTCGCCAGTGGACGGATGCATGTGTATCCCGCGTCACGGAGCCTGACGTGGACGAGGTCAGGCTCTGCGGCGATGTGATCGGCGAACCCTGCGCATTCGAGGTGGAATGCCAGCTCCCTGCCGGGCACGAAGGCGACCACTACGCCGAAGTCCGCTGGCCACGCTACGAACCTCAGCCGCCCGGACCGCCAACGGCCATGAGCCAGTTACTCGCGAAGACCTTTACACCCCTGATTGAACACCAGCTCAAGACAGGACTTGTCTTCGGCGCCAGCTCAATGCTGCCTGCGGCCGACTGACGTTCGCACATCCGCGATGCCCGCGTATCAACCTCATGCCTCCGGCAACGGGACTCGGACGCCTACCGGACCGCCTAGCGCCGAAACCCAGGCTAGCTGACGTTCGCACATCCGTGCGAGTAACCTGATCGTCGTCGGGATATGCCAGGCGGTACCCGCACCAGCGATAGGCCGAGCAGCCGCGCAAGCGGTGGACGACGCGGGTTCGAATCCCGCTCCCGACACGCATCACCCCGGGCCACAGCCGACACGGCCGACGCAACCGGCAGCCGACACGGCAACCATCCCCAGCCATCGAACCTGGAGACCCGCCGTGGCCGTCACCGACCCCAATGCCGCAATCGAATTCCAGACCCGCACCTTCTCCGACACCGCCGGCTACCGCTGGGTATGCACCAACGACGGCACCATGCAGTACGCCCCCGCCAGCGGCGCACTCGACGCCTACGTCACCCGCTTCGGCGCTCCCGCAGGATCCGTCATCGTCGGCCCCAACGGCTGCGTCCCCCAGAACCTCCTCGTCGGCGGCACCACCGCCCTCGGCGACGGCGGCGTCGGCGAAATCGCCCTCGCCAACGCCGCCACCGTCCCCGCGGGCAACCCGACCGGCGGCATCGTCCTGTACTCCCTCGGCGGCGTGCTGACCTACAAGAACCCCCAGGGCCTGCTGCAGACCCTCACCGGTTCGCAGGGCGGCCTGACCACCACGACGACCATCGCGAACACCGCCGCCGAGACCCAACTGCAGGGCTTCAGCATGCCGGCCTCGGACGCCATCGCCAGCGCGGTCTACCGGGTGATGGGCTGGGGCACCTACTCCACGACCGGCACCCCGACGATCGCGTTCAACGTGCGCCTGGGCGGCGTGGCCGGGACGATCCTGGCGCAGATCCCCGCGATCACCACGCCGACCGGCGCGGCGTCGCTGCCGTTCAAGTACGAGATCATGCTCAACTTCCTGACCGCGACCACCGTGCAGCCGGTCATCGATCTCGACTTCGCCACCGCCACTGCGGACTCCGGCACCGTCTACGTCGCCACCCCTTCGGCCGCAGTCACCGTGTCGCTCTCCACCGCGAAGACCCTCTCGACCACCGTCACGTGGGGCACCGCCTCGGCATCGAACACGATCTCGCTGCTCGGCGGCTACTCCGAGCGCGTCGCGTAGCTCGATGACACTGCCCACGACCAACATCCCCTGGCCGCCCTCCGCGTATGATCCGGTCGGCCACCAGCTGAAACTGTGGTCCGCCTGGTTCTCCGGCGACCACGACCAGCTCTCGTGGGCATACTTCAACCTGGGCGCGAACTCGCCGCTCGGCCGGTCGTTCTTCCGGTCGACCGGCGAGGCCCAGATCCCACAGCCGCGCCCCGGCCAGTTCCGCGGCGGCCTGCTCGGCGCGATCACACGGATGTTCTGGGGGCAGCCGATCCCGCCGGGCGAGAAACGCACGAAGATCCATGTGCCGATCGCCGGCGACCTGTCCTCCATGTCGGCGGATCTGCTGTTCGCGAAACGCCCCACCTTCACCGACCCGGGCGACCCCGACGGCACCGGCGCCAACCAGCTCTGGTTCGACGACCGCTTCGACGACGACCTGCACGCCACGCTCCTGGAGTCCGCCGAGGTGTGCTCCGCGCTGGGCGGGGTGTATCTGCGCGTCGCCTACGACACGTCCATCAGCGACTGCGCGTGGCTCGAACCCGTCCACCCCGACGCCGCGGTACCCGAATTCAGCCACGGCAAGCTCACCTCGGTCACGTTCTGGCGGGTGATCGCCGACAACGGCACCGACGTCGTGCGCCAGCTGGAGAAGCACGTGCCCGCCGACAACTCGATCTTCCACGGCGTGTACGTCGGCACCCAGACCGATCTCGGTATGCCCGCGCCGCTGACCGACTTCCCCGAGACGGCGCCGCTCGCCCCGCTGCTCGTCGACGGGCAGGCCATCGTCTTCCCCGACCTGCCCGGCGACGCGAGCACGGTCTCGTACATCCCGAACATGCGGCCGAACCGGATCTGGCGCGACATCCCCGTCGCCACGTCACTGGGCCGCTCGGACTACTGCGGCGTCGAATCCCTCATGGACGCCCTCGACGAAACCTACTCGTCCTGGATGCGCGACATCCGCCTCGCCAAGAGCCGGCTCATCGTCCCCCCGTCCTACCTGGACAACATCGGCCCCGGCCGCGGCGCCGTCATGGAACCCGACCGTGAAGTGTTCGTCCCGCTCAACATGCTCGCCGGCGGCCAGGCCGAGCAGATCACCGCCAACCAGTTCGCGATCCGCTTCCAGGAACACCAGGCGACCTGCCAGGAACTGATCACGCAGATCATCGAACGGGCCGGGTTCGCCCAGGCCAGTTTCGGCGAGGCGGCCACCACGGCGATGACCGCAACCGAAGTCGAGAATCGCGAACGGCGCACCCTGCTTCTGCGTGCGAAGAAGCTCAACTACTGGCGCCCCGGCCTGGCGGGTGCGATCTATGGGCAGATGGCTGTGGAAGAGCAGGTCTTCGGCCGCGGCCTCACGCCTGTCAGACCTGATGTGACCTTCCCGGACGCGATCCTGCCCAGCCTGCAGGAGCTCGCGACCACCGCTGTCGCCCTGGAGAACGCCCACGCCGCCAGCATCGAGACCCTCGTCACCCTCGTGCACCCGGACTGGACTGTCGACCAAGTCGACGAAGAAGTCGCGGCGATTAAGGGAGAGCTGGGCATCAACGTGCTCGAGCGCGCCCGCGTCACCCTCGCCCCGCCACAGGGCTCGACCGCGACCGTCGCGCAGGACGTCGAGCAGATCATCACGGACGTGTCCACCCCCACCGACTCGAATCTGATCGGAGTAGCTGGTGGCAGCGAAATCTACTAAGCCCGGCGTCGGGCGCAAGCCGCCCAACGGGCGCCATGTTCCCTCGTCGGTACCGGGCGCGAAGATCGAGGATGCGTCCGGTGCGGTCGGCTCCAACGTCACCCCGCTGCCCGGCCCGGTGCGCTCCTCCCCGGTCGGACCCGGGATCGGCGCAGTGCCGCGGCAGGCCACGAACATGACCGCCACCGGCGCGACGCTCGGTATCAGTCGCTGGACGCCGACGGCCCGGCAGGGACCGTCCACGACGAACTGATCCATCCTCGAACATCCGTTCTATACTCTGAGCGAGCCGACACGGCACGAAGGAGACCCCAGTGACCGAAACCGCGCTGACGGGAGCCGCCACGGCGCCCGGCGCGCCCCCGGCCACATCCCCAGCAGCAGCCGCACCGGTACCGACGCCGCCTCCCGCAGCGGCCCCGGCCGCGCAGTCGACCGACACGACCGACTGGAAGGCCGAGACCGAGAAGTGGAAGGCCCTCGCGCGCAAGCACGAGGCCCAGGCCAAGGCGAACGTCGCCGCGGCCAGCACCGCCGAGGAGCAGAAGGCGAACCTCGCCAAGGTCGCCGCCGCCCTGGGGCTGAACATCGAGACGACCGACCCGGCCGCGATCACCGCACAGTTGCAGGCGGCGCAGGCGGCCGAGCGGGCACGGTCAACCGAGCTGGCCGTGCTGCGCGCCGCATCCCGCCTGGACGCCGACGGCGACGCGCTGCTCGACTCCCGTGCGTTCCTGGCGGGTATCGCAGACCTCGACCCCAACGATCCGGCCGCGATCACCGACGCCATCAAGGCGGCCGTCGCGGCGAATCCGAAGTTCGCCCGCGCCGCAACCGGCGCGGCCCCGGCCGCCGCGCCGCCGCAGCGGCAGACCTCCGGCGGCCAGTACGACGGCGCGCCCGGCGGCAACCGCCAATGGACCGCCGACGACATCGCCAGAGCCACGCCCGCACAGATGAGCGAAGCCATGAGCAAGGGACTACTCCAGCAGTACATGGCCAGCTGACCGGCACCACCCGCAGCACCCAGCAGCACCCCGCACGGCGCACCGACACGGAGCACCCCGGGCCAGCCGACACGGCACCCCGACCGTCCCCGTGACGAAAGGCACGCGCCGTGTCCATCCTGCACTTCAAGCCGGAGATCTGGTCCAAGATCCTCCTTGCGGCCCTCCAGAAGAGTCTCGTGTTCGGCGGCCCGATGGTCGTCAACCGCGACTACGAGGGCGAGATCGCCGGACCCGGCGACACCGTCCACATCACCTCCATCGGCGACCCCACCATCTCCAACTACTCGCCGAACGCCACCATCACCTACCAGCAGCTCACCGACGCCGGCCAGTCCCTGATCGTCGACCAGGCCAAGTACTTCGCATTCCAGGTCGACGACGTCGACAAGCGCCAGGCCGCCGGCGACATGCAGACCTTCATCGAGTCCCGCGCCGCCTACCGCGTGGCTGATACCGCCGACCAGTTCCTCGCCGGCCTCTACACCGGCCTCGCGGCAGGCAACAGCCTCGGCTCGACCGGATCGCCGATCACCCCGGCCCTGTACAACCCGACCACCTCCCCGGCGGACTTCTACCTCAAGGTCGTCATCCCGCTGCAGGTGCAGCTCGACCAGCAGAACGTGCCCGACGACGGCGACCGCTACCTCATCGTCCCGCCGTGGGGCCGCGGCCTGATCACCCAGACCCAGGCGTTCATCGCGTTCCCCGGCAACAACGGCACCGCGGGCGACGTCATGCAGCGAGGCTTCATCGGCAAGCTCGACGGATTCAACGTCATGTGGAGCAACAACACCGTGCAGGCCGTCCCCGGCGGCGCGGGCACTCGCGTCGACTTCATCCAGGCCGGCCACGCCATGGCCCTGTCCTACGCCGAGCAGATCGTGCAGACCGAGGCGCTGCGCCTGCAGTCCACCTTCGCCGACGCCGTCCGCGGCCTGCACGTGTACGGCGCGAAGGTGATCCGCCCCGAGGCCATCGCCGGCGCGTACGTGCTGCGCCCGGTCGGAATCTAAGGAGCCACGAACATGGCCATCACCGCTGCCGCGTTCGCGGTCCTCTCCAACAACTCGGCGACCGCGTATCCGGCGACGCCGTACACGATCGTGTCCGCGGATGTCACCAACGGCATCAGCATTCCGCCGTCGTTCTTCACCAACGCACTGAACTACGGGCAGCCCGGTTTCGTCCTGGAGAAGATGACGCTGATCTTCAACACGACGGTGTCCGGCACGAACTTCAGCGTCGTGGTGAAGGCGACGAAGGCCACCACCGATGTCCCGAACAGCGCGCCGCCGTTCCCGTCGGCGAACCAGGGCGATGCCACGTTCAACATCAACACGGTCGGCCAGTACGTCATCGCCGGCCTGACCTCGGCGCGGTTCCTGCAGCCCGACGGGTCGCTGCTGCTGAACTTCGCCAACACGCTGGGCACCACCACCATCACCGGGCTGCTCGGCGTCCAGGCCCCGGCGGGTCCGCGCGGCTAACCCTGAGAGAAGGCACCCATGTCAGCCACGATCCTCTGGTACCAGCACGCCGAGGGCGGCGCGAAGCACGGCTTCGCGTGGCCGTTCCCCGCGGTCATCGCCGAGCAGGTTGCCACCGCGGTGATGATGCCGTGCCAGCCCCCGGACAAGGAGCCGGTCGACGGTGTGGAACTGGGCCGCGAGCCGGGTGTCGTAGGTGTGCGGGTGCGCAAGTTCGTGCGCCGGGTGCCGGACAAGGACGGGGTCGAGCAGGAGGTCACTTCGTTCGAACTGCTCGACGAGATCCCCGAGCCGCCGAAGCCGGAGTCGCCGCAGGAGCGGCGCGCCCGGTTGATGGCGGAGCTCGCCGAACTGGACGCCGCCGAGCCGCCGGTGGTCGTCCCTGATGCTTCGCCGGACGCGACGCAGCGGGCTGACCTGCCCGCGTCCGGCGAAGGCCCCAAGCCCGCACGCACGGGCGCACGGCGCCGGGAGGAGTAGCCGGTGACGGTCCGCGTGTACGCCACGGTCGCCGACTACCAGACATGGTCCGGCGATGTGATCACGCCCGCGCCGCGGGTGAGCTTCCTGCTCGCCCGCGCGTCAGAGCACATCGACCGTGCACTGGTCGGCGCGGTGTACACGATCGACCCGAACGGCTATCCCACGGACGCGATGCTGCTGGACGTCGTCAACCGGGCCGTGTGCGCACAGGTGGCGTTCCTGATCGACTACGACGACGACCACGGGGCGAAGCAGCGCTTCCAGTCGGTCATGGTCGGCAACGTCTCGTTCCAGCGCGCCGCGGGCACCGCCGGGAACGCGCAGATCCCGATCGGGCCGAACGCGCTGGACATCCTGCGCAACTCCGGCGCGCTCCCCACCGCACCGATGATCAACTGGTGAGCGCGTCATGCCCATGGGAATGCCGCCGACCACCCGCGTGACGATCAGCCGCGCGGTGCAGAACGACGCCTACGGCGACCCGCAGGACATCAACGTCCCGCCCCTGTATGTCGGCGTACCGGCGATCATCGCCTACGACGGGCGCGTCATGCAGGACCCGGCCACCGGCACGCCCCGGCAGGTGACATCGAGCTCGATCATCCTGCCCAAGGGCACCGACGTGCGCGACGACGACCGGATCACCGACCAGCAGACCGGACAGGTCTACCAGGTCACCGGCGTCACCCTGCACCCCTCCTATGGGATTCCGGGCGACGTGTGGTGCGCGATCACGGCGGTCGGCGGATGAGCCAGCCCACCGTGCAGCAGCAGGCACAGCCGCCGGCCGACCTCGAAGCGCTGCTCCTGGTCCAGGCGGCGACGCTGCTCGCGCTGGAGGCCGGATCGGCGTATGCCTCGACGTCCGCTCTGCGCGCGGCGCTGGCGGCGTTCGCCCGGTCGGCCAACGGCCGCTGGCTCCTGGCCGGCGCACATCCCACCACGAGCGCGCCGCTGCCGGCTGCGGTACGGGATCAGGTCGCGGCGCGACTGCGCGCCGAACTGCGCCAGGCGTCCGCTGCCACGCAGCGGATCGGGCCGCTCCTGCAGCGCGAAGCCGAACATGCACTCGAGGTCGGCGTCCAGCACGCCGGGCAGCAGATCGGCCTCATGGTCGACCCAGCCAGCCTCGTCCTGGACGACATCGCCCGTGCACTGATCGACGCCACACCGAGGGCGGCCGCCGCACACATCGCCCGGGCCGGGGCGATGCTCGCACAGGCCGGCAACGGCACCGACCTGCAGACCGCGATCACCGAAGCCCGGCGCGCCGTCACCGCGGCCGACACCGGCGCCCGTTACCTGACCAACCACGTCGCGAACGACGCTGTGCGCCAGGTCGCCGTCAGGCGTGGCGAGCAGTTGCTGTGGATCGCCGAACGCGACGCCTGCGTCGTCTGTCTCGCACTGGCCGGGCATCTCGCCGATCCGAACGAGGGTGTGGGCTTCGACGAGACCGCCACCTACGGCCCCTACCACGCACCCGAGATCTGGCCGCCCGGGATGCCGCTGATGCGGCCGCCGCGGCACCCGCACTGCCGCTGCCAGGTCTGCATCTGGCTCGGCTCGGCGCCCGGCCGGCCGTCGTTCCCGGAGCGCCTCAGGCACGAGGCCGCGCGCTCGATCCTCAAGGGCTGGTCCCGGCCCTCGGAATCGAACCGCGTCCGGCTCAAGGCCGCGCAGAAGCTTCTCGCCGCCGGCGGCCGAGGTCTGCCCAAGTCTGTCCGGGAGGAAGCCGCGCATGCAGTCGCGCGCGGCAGCTTCCGTTCCCGTTCGATCCCGCACTATCAGCCGACAAGGGAGCACCACCATGTCTGAACCCGTCATCGCCGCCGTCGAAGCGGCGGCCGGACCGCTACTCCAGGAAGCCGAGAAGGCCCTGGCGCCCGAGGCCGCGATCGCACTGACCGACCTGCACAACTTCGTGACCGGGGAGATGGACGCGCTGCGCACGCAGCTGCCGACCCTGGTCGGTCTAGGGGTCGAGCACCTGCACAACCTGGGCGCGGAGTTGCTGAATCGGTACCACGCGGTGATCGCGCGGGTCGAAGCGCACCTGAGCGGCCTCACGCCGGAGCCCATGCCCGAACCGGCCGTGCCCGCTGCGGTGCCCGCACCAGTTATGGCCAACCCTCCGGCGCCGGTGACCCCGGTCGAGGCCGTTCCGACTCCGGTAGCCGCACCCATCGAGACCCCGGCTCCGGCCGCTCCGGTGGCGGTGGACCCTACCGTGCCCCCGACGTCGGCCCCATCCGCGCCGCCCGCAACCGACTCCTCGACGACCTCCGCGGCGCCGAACACCGTCTCGCCCACCCCTTCGGTGGCTGACGCCCCGGCGGCCACGGCGTGAAGCCATCCGTCGGCCGAACCGTCCATTACGTCTCGTACGGGACGCCGGGTGGCGAATACGGCAAGGAGTGTAGGGCCGCGATCATTACCGAGGTCGATGACGATCCCCCTGCGGGCGCGCAAGAGGAAATCGGGCTGTGCGTGCTCAATCCCACCGGCCAGTTCTTCAACCGCGGCATCAAACACGACGAGGGCACTCTCCAACGCCTTTCGATCAACGGTGAACCGCCCACACTGCCTTACCCGGGCGGCACATGGCACTGGCCCGAGAGGGTCGAGTAGCCGCATAGACCGGCCGCCTCCGTCCTCCTGCAGCTGCGGAGGCGGCCGCCCCACCCCGAGGAGGCGACCATGGCCCTACCCGG